GCTACAGCAACTACGGCAACGCCGTACCAAACGAGAGCAGTTTGTGTGCCAGACTGCGTACCGCTGGTGGTGACTGCTGCGCCGCCTGCTGATGTGGACACGGTGAAGGTGTTAGCTGAAAGCACTTGCTTCACATAGTATGTGGTGTTGATAGCCAATCCGGTAGGCAATGCACCAGTAGTGGTAAAGCGGATCGTGTCGTTTACCGACAGGCCGTGTGCTGTCCAAGTTACTACGCCAGGTGCAGCGATGGTAATCGTTACGGTTGACGAAACATAAGGTAGGTCAATGGTTACCTCCTCAGTATCTGTATCAGCGTCTACAACTTCATAAAAGCCTGTGGTCGCCGTTCCACCTGTCCAAGTGATATAAAGGTCAGAGCCTTGCGATACTGCGTTTGTAAGGCCATGAACGCCAGCACTTACCAGCTTTACGTCACCCGCATCATCGTCATAGGTAAGCGTTACAAAGGTAGCTGCTGGCTCAACAAGGCTAACAGGCTCAAGGCTTCCGATTGTCAAAGGCGGGAAGTCACGCAGCGTTGGTTGATCGCCTACGTCATATTGCGCTGTTGACTCAATCCCACTGACAATACGCACTGTGCGATCAACAGGATACGGGCCAAACATCTCTGCGCTGTTAGAAAGCGACGCAATCTGGGTGTAGGAGTCATAGCTTACTGGGCCGATTGCCTCAAGCGAAACGGTTGTGGCATCATTGCCTACATTCCCAACGCTGATATACTGACCAGCAGGAACAATTACATCTGTAATGGTCTGAGTTAGACCTGGTTGAATAATCATATCTCAATCCTTTTATTGCAGTTAATTAGCCAACTTTCCACACAACGCCGTCACTGTAGACAGGAACGAAGTTAGCGCCACCGCCTGCAACAGTGGCAGCGAATGTTGTGGTGCTACCGTCAGTAATGAACGCTCGTGCGCCAGTGTTACCGACAGGGTTGATAAGCTGGGCAAAGGTCGATGGCGTTGTCTGAACCGAATTACAAACAACAGCGTCAAAGTTTTCCTCAACGTATCCAATAAGGGTTGTGACAGAGCAACGACGAGCGTCACCTTGGTTCGTTACGAATAATGGCAACTGATCTCCACCGGAGACCTGAGTTACAGTCGGTAGCTGATTAATGGTAGGCATGGTTTAACTCCAATCAAGGGGGCCATCAGGCCCAGCATTTACAGGATCATAAGGAATCCGCACAAAGGGATTATCCCAACGCCAAGGCTTGTTGCCCTGACCTAATGGCATTGTTGATGGAAGCTGTTGTTCTAGCGGGAATGTAGCGCGTTGCAGCAATACATTGTAAGCGCCCTTAGCCGATACCTTGGTGTCAGGAGATACGGCCTTGCCGTACCCTGGGGCAATACGAATGGCGAGGTTGGTGATGATAGCTTCCCATGCGCTGTCAGGCACATTGGTTTCTGTATCTAGGTCGCTGTCTTGTGGGCTGCTTGGCATTGCGTAGCCAAGACGGATGCCAGCAGCGTTCCATTCAGCAATCATGGAATCTAAACGGCGCAAAGCGGCCTCTAGCTGTTCAGGCTGAAGGTCAAAGACGTAATCTGCCAAGCCTATTTCTTCAAAGGCTGACGTTACGAACTGGCGCTTTGTGTAACCCATCTAAACCTCCAAGTTCAATGTGCAGCCTTATATCAGAAACTCGCACATTAAACGAATAACTATTTCTTCTTCGCCTTAACTGGCTTCCCTGCTTTCATTGCAGCATCGCGTGCTACGTTCAATGCAATGGCGATGGCTTGCTTTCTGGGGCGACCAGACTTTTCTTCCATCTTGATATTCTTGCCGATGCTTGCGCGGCTGAAACCTTTTTTCAATGGCATTGGTTCGCTCCTTGAAGAAAGAGGGGGAAGCCGAAGCTCCCCCCATCCCTATTAAGTTTGGTTGAAAAGCAGGATACCCGCCATTTCAGGGTTCGTCATAACCACACCATACAGTGTGTCCAGCGTGTAAAGCGTCTGGAAGGTCAGTGGATCGAAACGCTTGGTCATGACCAATTCGATACCCTGATCCGTTGATGCACGAAGAACGTCAACGCCAGCGCCATCTGGAACAGCATAGCGGCCTGGGAGCAGTTCAATCGAATCCTTGCGCCAGAACGGGTTGATGTTCGAAGCAGCTACGTTCAAGAAGTTGATCGGGGCAGTTGCCGAGGTCGAGACTACTTCAACGTTCTGATACTGAAGTTCAGCATCAGTTGGAGCTGAGTTTGCACCGATGATTGGAGGGCTGATAACCATCGACGTACCGTTGACAACTTCAATGACGCGGAACGTCTTGAGTTCGCCAGTCGAACGCTTCGTGATGTGGTGAACAGCTTCAATACCATCAATCGTGAACGCATCACCCGCAACAGTGCCTGTCGTTGTCGAAACAGTAACAGTCTGATAGCGGTTGTCTACGTTCAGGATGCCCGAAACGCTATTCGTGGTTGCTTCAGGAACATAACGAACCTGTGCACCATTGGTAGCAATCGTAGGTGTTGCAGCGTTAGCAGCACAACGGTTAGCATAGTCAAGCTTGTAGGTTGAGAAGCTTGCGACTTCACCAACGAACGAACGCTCATATGCGTTAGCCGACTTCGTGCCAGTGAACGAGCGAGTCGCTACTGCCAAGTTACCAGCCATACCGTTATAATCGCGGCTCGACAATGCGAGGTAACGATCACCAGCCATAACACCCTGTTCGTTCATGATGCTGTCGCAAAGTGCAACATCGTCATAATCGCCAGCAGCGGTAGCTACGTCAACAACAAGCGTACCTTGAGCAGCAGCCAAATCCATAACGGAAAGGTTGATGTCAGATGCAAGCTTCTGCTTTGCAGCATCGCCAAGACGATTTTCTTGTAGTGCATCACGAAGTTCCAGAGCATTCATTTCCCATGCCGAGCAAGGGCTGAAGCCCAAGGTCGAAGGAACAGAAAGCTGGGTCATCGTCTGAACATTAGAAGCAATCGTCGTACCAACAGTACGAGTGAAAGACTGAGCGATGTATGGTTGCGGACGCCACATGGTGTCACGAGCGCGTTCCATAGTTACGCCATTGGTGTTGTAGATGTTGACGTTCTTTGAAAGGATCAAAGCGTCATGGAAGCCTTCAAGAATATTCTCAAAGGCAACAATTTCTTCTTTTGAAAAAGCATTTGCCATTATATTAACTCCGAAAAATTAGGTTTTCTTATTACGACGCTTATACTCCATGACCTTTGATAAGTCTCCGGTCTTCAAAGCTTCAGCGCGTAAGCGTTCAAGTTGTGAATCAATGGAACCAGACACACGCCCACCGTTTGAGGTGATTGTACGTTCTGGCGTGGTTGTCGCCCTACGGTTAGTTACTTTCAACTGAGTCTCCAGTTTTGCTACCGCAAAGGCAAACTTTACGGGGTCGGTGATTGCTGCCAGTTCCTTAGCTCGCTTAGTGCTTTTGCCAATTGCGTAAATAAGCAGAGCGGGGTTGTCAGAGCCTTGTAGAACTATTCCTTGTTGCGTGACGTTGAACGTATCTAAAGCCGTGGCTTCAGCTTCGTCATAGTCCCGCACCTTTAACGAAGATTTTGCCTTCGCATAGGAATCAAGCTTTCCCTGCCATGCTTTAGCTTCAGCATCTCGCTGGGCTGCTTCATTGGCTTCGGCTGCATCGTATTCGCGTTTATGCTCATACCATTCAGCAAGCTTTTGTTCGTACTCGTCGGAGTCATAGTCGCAACTTTCAAGCGTTGGCTTTGTCACTGCTGCAATTGGCTTGGTCTCAGTTGCTGCCGTATTTAGCTTTGCTTCCAGTTCGCGTATCTTCCGCTCTTTTTCCCGATTTGATTTACGCAATTCACGCACCCAAGCTGGCGCACGAACTTCTTCATCTTGAGGTGGCGATTCCTCTCCGATAGATATTACGACTTCATCCTCGTCATCTTCTTCCTCATCATCAGCCTGGTCGATGGAATTGGTCTCATCGTCCGTTTGCTCATTGATGTCTGTGTCGATGTCTATTGTGTCGATGTTGTCGTTATCCAGTTCTGCCGTTTTCATGTTTTAACCCCATTAACTCACCCAAATTGTGTGGAGGGTGGAACCACATTCGTTTGCGGCTGTATTGCAGCCCCAATCTTTTCAGCAGTCTCAATAGCGGACTTACGTTCGTCTATATCAACGCTTGATAGTGTTTGAATAGTCTTCGCTTTCGTTTCTTCAGAACGTGCCAAGGTGTATTCAGTGTTAGCTTGTGCTTGGATAGCTTGAGCCTGTGACTTAGCGGCTTCAGCAAGCAAGTAAGTGGTCTGTGCGTCTTGCTGCACGTTAGCTTGTGCTTCCATCATCTGCTGCTGTTCTTCTTCGCTTGGCTGCAATACGCCCATCTG